AGATCACTTGCTAATGAAATAGTAGAAATATTTGGATTAGTACCATCGTCTGCTTTTGCATATGCAATTACAGTTTTGCCATTTGCAACTGTAGCAGAAGTTCCTGTACCTGTTGCATATTTAAATACTACATTCTGAGATCCTGATGTTGCATTTTTTAAAAAATAAAAATTTTGTACATCTAAAGGTATTGTAACATTTCTAGATGCTGTAAGAGATCCTGTAAATTCTATAACTCTATGTGCAAGAGTTGCACCAGTTGATCCATCTGATACTGAAAGAGTTGTATCTGAACCGTCTGTTACAGCTTGAGTTGTATAACCGCCAGATATTTGTTCTACGATTTCTAAGTTTGTATTTGTTTTTGTCCCCCAAGTTCCTGC